AAATTATGGTTGGATGATATTTTCACCTGACAATGGAAATCAATATGAAAATGTTGTTAATGAGTTAAGTAAAAATCCATCTTCTAGACGCGCTGAAATGATTTATACAAGACCTTCAATGCATACAGATTATTATGTAAATGGTATGAGTGACTTCTGTTGCACGTTGGGCGTTGATTATTTCATAAGAGATGACAAACTTAATGCTGTTGTTAAAATGAGATCTAACGATGTTGTTTTTGGATTTAAAAATGATTATGCATGGCAAAAATATGTACTTAATTATTTATCATCAGATTTAGGAATTCCTGTTGGTGATATTATTTGGCAAGCGTCAAGTCTTCACGTATATGAAAAACATTTCAAGTTGGTAAAATAAGATGAAACAATTAAAATTTGATAAAGCCATGATAATAACTTCTGCAGCATTTGCACAGTTATCTCATGCTAAACGTAATAAAGTTGGCTGTGTTATAGCTAAGGATAACAGAATCATAGCTAATGGTTACAATGGAACATTACCTGGATTATCTAATGAATGTGAAGAAGAATGTCCAGATTGTCATGGTATAGGCCTTGGTTGCAATACTTGTCAAAATAAAGGTTACGTAACTTCTGAATTTGTTTTGCATGCTGAACAAAATGCAATATCTTATTGCGCAAGAAATGGAATACCTCTTGAAGGTGCTACATTATATTTGACATTAAGTCCATGTAAAACATGTGCAAAACTTATTGCTTCTTGTGGTATTAAGAGAGTTGTTTATAACGAAGTTTATAGAGATGATGGTGGTATTGAATACTTAGAAAAATGTAAAATTAAAATGGAGAAACATAATGAAAAATAAAGACACAGTTTACGTTCTTAATAAAAAAGGACAACAAAAGAAAACTAAGGTAACAAAGATAGACGGCGATCAAGTATGGGTTAAATGTTCTGATAAACCATATCCAAAAGATGAGGTGTTTACTGAAAAGAAAATTGATATTAAAGCTAAGCCTTATAACAATACACAGTTAGATCCTGATAAAGCATTTGAGCGTCATATCTTTCATCGTGATCAATTTGCTCATTATTTTAGATGGACACATGTTCTTAAACTTGCTAAAATTGGTGGTAAAGTTTTAGATTTTGGTTCAGGTAGTGGTAATCTTGTTGAGGTTTTATATCGTAACCAATTCAAACAATCACAATATCTAGGTCTTGAGTATAAACAAGGAACTGTTGATAAAGCAAATGAAAAATATGCAAAAGTTCCTTGGATTGATTTTAAACAAGCTGATCTTGTAAATGATGTTGATTATGGAACTGACTGGGATATTATTACAAGTTTTGAAGTTATTGAACATGTTGGAGTTTCTAATGGTAAAAAGTATCTTAAAAATCTTAGAAACCATTGTAATGATAATACTACTGTTCTTATCTCAACTCCTGTTTATGATCATAATACTGCTGCAGCTGGTAACCATGTTGTTGATGGTGAAGTAAACGAGTACACATACGAAGAGATGGAAAAACTTATTAAAAAATCAGGCTTTGAAATTGAAGAAACTTATGGTACTTTTGCTTCAATGAAAGATTATAAATCTGAAATGAATGAACATCAGCAATATGTCTTCAATGAACTAAGCAAATATTATGATAGTAATGTTACATCAATTTTGATGGCACCAATGTTTCCTAAACAATCTAGAAATGTTATTTGGAAACTTAAAAAAGGGAGTAAATAATGAAATCTAATCAACCAGAAAATCAATGTGCAGATCTTGAAATACCTGAAGAGAACTTTTCTTTTCAGGATATGCTTGATCTTCAACGCAATTTACAAATAGATTTGGCTGCTAGATTACCTCTAAGCAACATCGATCCAACAATGATAGAATCTAAAGGTGAGTTAAAAGAATGGTTTAGAGATAACAGAGATGCTATTTCTGATGAGTTTACAGAGCTCATTGAAGCTATCGGTGGAAATAACTCTGCTATTTGGAAAAAATGGAAGTCAGATCATGTAAGTTTAGGCGCTGAAAAGTGGCAAGATCTTAATGAAAATGAAATGCTTGAACTTAAATATGAAGCAATCGATATTATGCATTTTGTTAATAACATTTTTATTGCTCTTAGAATGGATGCTGCTGAAATTGGTAGAATGTATGCTGCTAAGAATACAGAAAATCTTCGTCGCTATAAGACGAAATACTAATGTATTTAAAAAATATTCTAGGAGTAATCCTAGGTATTATAGTCTTAATTGCTATAATTTATGTTCAAGATCAAGACTATAAGGATCGATATGACTCTCCTACCTCATCAAGAAATAGCTTCTAAGTCTATCCAAAAGAAGATCAAGATTTATGATGTTTGCCTTTTAGCCGGTGAACCTCGTTCAGGTAAAACTTTATCATTTATAGACGCATCTGATAAATTATTCAAAAGAACTCTTATAATTACAACTAAAAAAGCTATGGATGATATTATCGGTGCTGTTGAATCTTATGGTCCTAAAAATCATTTTGATGTGATTAATTATCATTCATGTCAAAAGTTACATCAAAATGATTATGATTGTGTTATCTTAGATGAGTGCCATAACTATATACCAGGCTATCCTAAACGTTCAGCGATATGGCAAAATGTATTTCACTTTACTAAAAAATGTATTCCTATTATTTATAGTTCAGGTACACCATCACCTGAAGGTTATTCTGGTTTATTCAATATGTTTGCATTGTCTTATAAATCACCTTGGAATAAATATAAACGATTTACACAATGGTTTGAAAAATATGGTAAACCTTACAGCATTAGAATAAATGGTATTGATATTAAACGTTATGATAGAACTAAAGGCAATAAGGTTAAAAAATGTATTGATCCTTTAACTGTTCATATTACACGTAAAGAAGCTGGACATAAATTTGACGCTGTTGATAAACTTCATATTATTGAGTTATCTAAGAAGCAACAAAAAGTTATAAATATTTTAGATAAAGATCTTGTTTATGAAAAAAAGAAATATACAATTTTAGGAGATACCCCTTCAGCATTAATGACTAAGAAAAGACAAATATCTGGTGGCGTAGTAAAATGTGAAGATGATATACTAATGTACTTTAAAAACAATCCTAAGCTATCCTACATCAACGATAACTTTGATCCTAATGAATGTATCATCTTAGCTTATTTTAAAGCTGAACAAGATTTATTGAGCAAACTTTATCCTAATGTAGGAAGTGTTACATCAAATGCTGAAGGTGTTGATTATAGTCATTTTGAACACATGATAATTTATTCAATGGGACATGCTTATAAAACTTACGAACAAGTTAGATCAAGACAATTAAATATGATGAAACGTAAATCAGAAGTTATTATAAATTTTCTAATATCTGGTATTGATCAAGATGTTTATAATGCTGTAAGTAAGAAAAAGAACTTCACTAAAAGTTGGTATTATGGCAGATAAATTAGAATCAGCAATACAATCAGACATTATAAAAAAGTTAAAGAAACGTAAGAACTCTTTTACATATAAACATTGTCCTGATCCAGTAGGTTATCCTGATATTGAACATATTGAAAATGGTGTTGTTTATCTATTTGAAGTTAAAAGAAGTAAAGATCATGAACCTAGTAAGATCCAAAAGTTTAGACACAAACAACTAGCTAAAGCAGGTGCTAAAGTTTATGTTGTTTGGTCTTGGAAAATGGTTAAATCTTTATTAAACGGTAGCTGATATTCTAAATGTACTATTAACAGTACCAGTTGCACCAGCACCATGTGTTTTAGCTCTTATTTTAACTTCATCCCCAGCAACTAAGTTTTTTAATGTACCTTGAATACTTGCATAAACAACTCCACCGATTGAACCTGGAGTTAAGTTTCTAACTGCTATGTTAGTTCCATTAATAACTATTTCTAATTCAACACCAGTTATTGCCGCAGCACTTTCAGTAAGCTCGATATAAGCATCAACTTTAAGATTACTAAATCCTCCAGCTGGAACTGTAAAACTTGTGCCGTCAAAGTCAGATTGATGTCTATCTCCAGATAAAAATGTGTCCCATACCAAACTTAGATATGTATTATTTACTAATGTATTACTTGTCAAGCCAGTAGCATTTAAAACAATTTGGTCAGTTTCATATAATAATATTCCACCTGTACAACCGTCAACTGCTCCTAAAAAGTTATTTGACCATGTTATCTTATCAGTATTAACTGGCAAAGTATTATTATTGATGAGTATATTTCTAACAGTTCTTTGAGCCGGTGATATAAATCTACAAGAATTAACATCTAGCATATCTTGAAAACCTGCATCAAGTTCAATTAATGGCAATGTATTATTTGTTGTAAAAGTTGTACAAGCATTAATTATTAAAGCGCCTTTTGTTATATTTGCAGGTGCTATCCCGTTGTCAAATGATTTTGCTATTGCACCGGCTGTCTCTAAACCTACATTAATAGCTGTTATCTTTCCGTAGATATTAGTATTACTTGGTTGAGATAAATAAGAAGTTGGTTCAAAATAAAAAACAAATCCACCTGTTGAATTAGGGGTTTGACATGCACCGTTTTCTATATTAATTGCTCCACCTCTGTTAATAATAGCTTTTGTTGTTTTACCGTAAGTTGCTATGTTATCTGTTCCAACTGCAATACAACCATTTAAAAATATTTGTGTGTTTAGACCTTGAGTTTGAAGAACTGTAACACACTCAAAGTTATTTAAACCAAAGAAGTTGTTTTCGCTATTTATATCATCAGATTGATCGCCACAATTTACACCAATGTCACAATTAGCAACCCATGTATTATAAAAATTATTGAATTGACAATTGACAATATCTAAGAGATAATTAATGTTTGTACTAAAATTACCATTTAATCTCATGTCGTAAATATTACAGTTTGTAGTTCCTGGTAAAACCTTAAATAGTGGAGTCGTTAAAGCAGGATCTGCTAACAATTGAGCACCGTTAAATCTTATCACACTTCCTGCTTGAGGGCTTACTGTGGAACTCATAAAGTATGTGGCCTTTGTAAAATCAACAACTTGATGAAGATTAAAAACTGTTTGGATAATTGCTGAGTCATCTGTCGAAGCGTTACCTCTTGCTCCATACCATTTTGGATTAACAGAACCTTCATATTGTCTAACCCATACACCGTTACCTACACCTGTCCCCTGTAATGCAAGTGATACTGATGGATCAATTATTGTTCCACCGTTCGCTGTACTTTTATTAATAGTAGAATCATAGTTAAAAGTTCCACCACCTTCATCATTAGGTGTATAATAACCTCTAACATTAACACTTGTTCCATCAACAGTTTCATCAAATGATAATAACTCTGTTAGATTATTAAGACCACCGGTTACATTTTTAAATCTTAAAACCCATTGGTAGACAAGATTTTGCCACCAGTTGAAAGATTGAAATGGTGGTTTTTCAGGAACACCTGCTGGTGCTAACCATCCCTCATCTTTATGTTGTTGATCAACTTCAACAGAGTTTACTTGTGTTGTGTCCCATTCTGGTATTTTAGTTGGAATAGCCATTTTTATCTCCTTTTAAATAATGATAGCAAAATTGCCACCAAGTGATGTATCACTAATACTAGTGAAACCTTTAGCGTCAGAGTCACCTAAAAAACCAAAAGCGTCAAAAGCGTCAATAGCTATATAGTTTATATTTCCAAGACCTATTAATATTGGTAGTAATCCCAATAAAGCTATCTCTGAAGGGTTTAAAACTTTTTCAATTGTGTATTGTGGTTGTAAATTAACAGTTAAAGTGTATCTAACTCTAGCACCATCAAACATTAATGAAATCATGCCAAGTGTTTCTTCAACAGTCATAGATGTTCTGTTGATAACAGCTTTCGCTCTTAATAACTTTCTATATGTTTCATCATCGGCTATTTGTCTTGTTGCTGCAAAATCAACAAAGTTACCACCAACTGAAGGATTATTAATATCACCAAATGACAATGATGTTGGATCTGTTAAAAATCCGAATACATTGAGAACATCAATCGGCAATAAAGGTCTTGGTAAGCCTAAAATCTCACCTAAACCATCAAGTTGTTTACCAACAGCATTATCCAATAATCTATCATCAAATAAATCATTTAAAGTGTTATCAAGCTCTTGATAACTGTCAAGCTGTGTATTTATAAATCCTTTTAATTTTTCACTTTGTTTGAATTGAAATACTAAACGGTTTAAACCATGTTGTACTAGATCTCTCATGACGATAATACCTGTACAAATAATTGATCAAAATTAGCTAATTCATTAAAAGCTAGAACAAGATTTGTTGTACCTGTTGGACTTGCTGAAAAGCCTATTCTAATATCAATAGATATTACACCAGGTACTGCATTAACAGGTGTATAGAATTGGCTTAATATAACATCTTCACCTATTTCATAAGCACTTTTTCCAAACTCAACAATATTATCTGTAATATCTAAATCACCACTACCTGGATAATTTGCGTCAGTAGTAACAGTAACCTTAAAATAAATATCCTTACTTATAGGTCTTGAGAATTTAATATCTTGTGGAAAGCCTTGTGAATCTATTATTTGTTCGGTTATATCGCCATAAGATAAAATACCTTGTGGTGTATTAATCCAAATCGTATCAGCAATATCTGAATTTGTCCCACCTTCAATAATTGATAAAAATTGATGAGCAGGTATTCCTTCAACACTTGTTGAACCTGTTCCGTTGGATATAACTCTTGCCGAAGTTACATTATCTAAATTTGATAATTGACCAAATAAAGCGTCGACAAGGTTTTGACCAGCTGCCTGAGTTGATTTAGATCTTCTATCCCTTAACTCTGCATCAGTTTCTTGATTAGTTCCTTCAGTAGCGTCGCTTGGATTAGTAACAGTTTGCCATCCAAATATTGGTGTGTCAATTTGAGTGATTGAACCTGATAAGGCGATTATAGGTCCATCGTTTAGGGCTGTCGCATTAACTGTTGCTGTACCACTAGATATAACAACACCCAAATCAGTAGAAAACTGTTCAGTATTATTAGGTATAGCTACAAGTGACCCAGCAGGTATGATCGTTCCATCAACACCCGTTAGTGTTAAAGTAGCTTTAGATTTAGTTGCGGCGCGTCTCTCAATACCATTAAGTGTTACAAGATTTGATAGTTGAATACCTTGAGCTGTTGAAGGATAAAAAGCATTATAAACAAGCTCTGCAAGTTCCCAGACTAAAGCTTCACTTTCAGACTCAATACCTATGATCTGACCAAAGTTACTTTGAGGATTAAGATTTATATTTTCACCAAATATAGCTTTAAAAGCCGTTTCTTTTTCAGCTTTAATATCAGCTAATCTTTTACGGTTAAATCCATCAAGTGTTAATCCAAATGCCATATTATAATCCTAAATTTATTGTTTGTTCAATTGATGAACCATTATCTTGAATAACTTTAAATGTTATAAGAAGCTTTTTATTATTAGCTTCAGGTGTTAAAATTAAAGATTCTAAACTTTTTACATTGTCAGTATTTTTAATCTCATTTCTGAAAATTGTATAAACTGTTGAAATATTAGTGTTCTTTTCAAATATAATTTGAGGATATGGAACACCAATCGAATTATCTAAAAACCATTCATTTAATATGAATTGTAACCTAATTGATAAATCTTGAATAACTTCAGTTTCAACAGTTGTAAGAGTAAGATCTTGGTTAGTTACGAATAAATCGTGTGTACCATCTAAAGCCAAATCCATACCTTACTCCTTTTCGAATGTTTAATTATATCATGTTTTTTAAGCTAATGGTGCAGTACTTGCAGAACCACTTGTTACACCACCATGAATATGACCACCCACCTCAACACCTGATACGGTAAGTGATGATGAACCTGAAACCGTAGGTGCTGTTATAGTACCCGTTGCGTCAATTGTTCCATCAACGTTAAGGTTACCATTTATATCAACATCATTATTTATAATAGTTTTAGCACTTGTTATTTCTGTGTTAGCCGTTGTCTCCATTAATATAGTTCCATCAGTTTTTAAAGTTATTTTAGAATTACCATTTGTACTTTTAATAACCATATTGTCAGGATCAAAATCTGTAATCTTTTGTTTCTGTGAATATAAAATTGGTACAACATAAGCGTCAGATAGATCAAAACGTCTTACATCATTAGGTGATTGTATACCACCATCTTCAAGCCAATTATCAATTGATCTTTCCATGAAGTAAATAGCGACCTCATCCTTTTCTTTTAATGGAAATGTTATTGTAAAATCACCACTCTTTAAAAATCTAACAGGTATATCTGGCAATACAGGTAAAGTTACTAATTCACCATCAATATTGCGTTTAAGTTGTATCTGTACGTCAGCTAGTTGTGCTATAGGATCAAACTTAATGATTTGTCCAGGTAGCATTGTGTGAACGTCTTTAAGGTATGTTTCTATTGCTGTTACGAGTACCGACTCGAGGCTCGCTCTTCTATCACCTGTACCACCCATTAGAATTTCCTTGCCTCAATATTTGTAAACCAATCATTACTTCTTGTATCGCCCACATGTTGGATCTTATCAGCACGATAAACACCTTCACCTATTGTTGGTGGAACTTTTCTAAACACTAAGTTACCTATATTGATCTTAGCCGATATTGATTTGACTTCAATACGTCTTCCTAATTTTAATTGAGGTAACATTAATGATTTAACTTTAACACCTACCTCCGTAAGTTCAGGTGATCCTATCATTCCATTATCTTGACGAACTTCTAAAATAGGATCATCATTTAATGGTTTATTTTTAACAGTTGTTTCTATAACATCATTATTTATTGAATAATCAAAACCACAATTTTGAGCTAATTTATCAAGCCAATCTTTAACGTTACCAGCTAATACCAACCCACGAAGCAATGATCTCTTCTTTGTTATACAATCTTTAAGACCTTCAGTTACACCCTTTGTAACACCTTCCATCTCATTTACAAGTTCATCAAATATACTTTCAGTAGTTTGACCTGCTGGTAAAGTTTTATTAATAGTTGAATTGTTTATGGCTTTTATAGCGTCACCACAAAACAAATTTGTAATCCAATCAGGACCTGATTTTTCATGAGTAACATTTATTAAATCACCTGTAAATATTAAAGAAGTGTTTCCTTCATAACCTGCATACAATAAAATCTTTGTGAACTCATCTTTAATCTTATTACGATTAGATTTGTTTAAGTTATAAACTTGGATTGATGCAACACTTGGAAAACCAACAAGTGATAATTCAACATTAAAAGATATTCTAAGATCTATTATTTCTAATCCACCAATGCCTGGATCACCAACAATAAGTCTAGCTTCTCTATTAAAAAAATCAGCCATTATCTTTATCCAAAATATTTAAAGCAAATTGATCTAAATCATTTCTCAATGGATCATTATCTCTTTCACTTCTTAAATCAAAGGGAATACCTGGGTGCATATTCAATAAATTTGTTTTAGTTACAAGTTTAACACCAAATATAAAAGCATTATCATTTATATCTAAAATATCTAAAGTCCAAAAACCTTCAGTATTCCATATTTGTCTAAATTTAAAAATAGTACCATTTATATTAAAACTAAAACTTTCCGACGGATTATTACTTAATGGTAAAATCATTTTAAACCACCTTCAACATTTGGGGTAGTTTGATCAGCTGTATCTGCCTCATTAAATTGTTCAGGAGTTAATACTTGACTACCTACAAAAATAATCTCACGTAGATTAGCTGTAAAATTTAAAGAATTTGAAGAGTCTTTGTCTTGTGTTACTGATAAATTTTCAATAACAACGTTATCATAGGCCTTAAGATTTGTAATTAATGTAAACGGTGTTCTATCAGCTTGTAATTCAAGTAACTCTTCCCAACCTTCTTTTGATGGTGTTGAGTCCTTTGTGAATTTATTTATTGTATTTAATCCGCCAAAGGGAGCTACTTTTGTATCAGATATAACACCAGAGATATTAAATGTCATAGGGTTGATTATAATGTTATCGTTTACATCAGATCCATTCTCAACAGGATTAGATGTAATGGTTGAGCTTGTATTTGTTGTTTCATTTATAATAACATCAAGTTCAATCTCACCTATGAAGTTACCTTTACGAAATATTAATTGTGCGATACCCATTTTAGAACCTTGTAGGAGTTGACATATTCAACTCGGTTGTTTTAAATTCAGCACCTAATGCTTCAGATACTGCTTGTTTAACTTGTTCAGGATTACCACCATCTATATTGATAGTTATATCGTTTGTATTACTATTTGATATACTAGACGATGATCCAGTTAAAGTTCCAATAGCTCCATTAGTTTGAGCTTGTTGAATTTGAGTAATGTCAACACCTGGTAAATTATTTAAAAGATCAATAGCTTTATTTAATGGCGATATTAAGAAGTTGAATATAGTTGCACCAACATCTTTGATTAAAATCATCAATCCTTCTAAAGCTGCTTCACCCTGTGTGAAAATTAAATTCCACCCATCACCAACCATCTTAAATACTTCAATAAGACTTTCTAGAATGATTTTAAAGGTTTTAGATTTTTCAGCTAATTTACCCATTTGTGAATCGGCACCATTTGCAAAAGAAACAATATCTTCAATTAGTAAAAAGATAGCTGCTCCAGCTGCAAGGATTAATACAGGTAATAATAAAACTCTAGCATTTAAAGCAGTCATTGCAACAGCAACAGCACCCAAAGCAACCTTCCAGCCACCAAATGCTTCAATAATTTTATTAACAACTGTCACAACTCTAACACCAACATTAAATAATACAGTAATAGCTTTTGTGAGTTTTTCAAAAAATACATTTAGATTTTGTTTGATAAGTTCTTTATTGACTTTAAACCATTCTAAAAAAGCATTTATCAATGGTGTTATTTGTTTCATCAACTTAGTACCAATAGATGAAGCAACACCTGAAACAACTGTTTTAACTCTTAACATTTCGTCATTGAATTTAGCTGCTGAAGCTGTTGCGTCTTTATCTAATACAAAACCTAAGGCTGCTACCTCTTCGCGTTGTTTACGTATAGCAGATGAACCCTGTTCAATAGTTAATAACAATGATGAATCTATACCAAGTTTATTTAGAAGTTCTATCTTTTGAGATTGTGAGTTAAGTTGAGATACTGCGTCAGCAACATCAAGAAGAAGATCATCAGCTTGTTTAATATCACCATTTACATTAGTAACACTTACACCAAGTAAACCAAATGCTTCAACACCTGCTCCTAAACCTCTTGCAGCTTCAGATGATGTCTTAGCTAAGTTTTCTAATGATGAAGCCATCGCATTAGTAGATGACCCGTTAAGTTGTGCAGCAAAACCTAATTCATTTAAAGCTTGTGAAGTTATGCCGATACGTTGAGCTGTTTTACCTAACTCATCATTTTGTTCAGCAATTTTAGAAGTAAAAGCAAATATAGCTGCTCCGGCTGCTGCTGCTCCAGTAGCAACAACTGCAATAGCTTTACCAGCGTCTTCCATACCTTTATTGAATTTCTCAAGACCTTTGCCATCAAAGTCAAATGAAAGTTTTGCAACTAATGAATCAATAACAGCCATTGAAAATCCTTTAAAGTATTATATCACTTTTTACGGTTAGCTTCTTCATTTGATAAATGTTCAGCTTCTAATTTTAAGTTTAATGCTTCATGAAAATCGTGAAGATCAGATAAGCTATAAACCGTTCTAAGTTCATTTAATGTACATAATCCTTCCAAGACTGGTCGGTACACAAATGTATCTATGTTTAGTTCTCTAGGCTCTGATTTGCCTCTTGGAAGAGAGAATTTAACCCGAACTTTTTTAGCACGTCACCAAAGTTAACTTCAAGAATAAATAAAGCAACCTGCCACATATCCATAATTTTACCTGAAAAATACGTGTTGAATTCTAAAGGTCTATCAACAGGGTGACCTTCTGCAACCTGAACATAAAACACATTTTTTTCAAATAGTTTTGAAACTAACGATACAACGTTTTTATCATCCATATTTTCAGTTAGTTTAGATATTGCAATTTTAATTGTTTCAGGAGTTGCACCACCACTTAATTCACCGAATGAACTACCTAAGATCTTAATTAATTTAGCTTGTACACTTAATGCAGTTAATGCGTCCATTGTAGTTACTTTATAAGTAACACCATTTATAACTTTACTTTCTTGTTTCATCTTTCGTCCTTTTTGAATAGATTAATGAAAACACATATTACTAAAAAGGACGAACTCAAAAGTAATATATGCTTTCATTAATCTATTGTATAGAGCAATTAAGCCCTACACAATAACCATCGTACCAAAATCAGTACGAAATGTGAATTCAACAGCGTTAGCATTTTGACCACGAACAACATCAGGAGATTTGTTGATCCAAGCATTGTTTCCAACGAATGTTTCACCTGTCTCTTTATTGATAACTGTTAATGGTAAAACATTAGCACCTGTTTCACGATCTAAATTATATAAAGCCATAAGCTCTTTATAACTCTGTGATGTTTGTAAAAGCTTTACAGTACATGTTGCACGATTATCATTTGTCTGAACACGTGTAACATCACCTTTAGCCCCTGCAACATCTGCAAATTGATCAGTATCAAAAGTGATATTGACAACATCATCACCTTCAGCGAATCCTTGAATCTCAAGAATACCGAAGATAACATTTACATTTGTAAAAGAATAATTTCCGAATGCCATTTATAGCTCCTTAAATTGATACTGTACCACGTACAATAATTTGATTAATACCACCTGTAAGTTCAGCAGTAAAAGTTCCACCTGGTAATTTACGATCATCTCTATCAGCTTGACTTACATCAGCACGTTTAGGGAAGAATGTAACAACTGTTTGATCTACTAGAATACCTTGATTGACTCCAAATGTTTGAAGTAGTGTTTTCAAACGAGTGTCAACAATAGTAATTCCACCATCAGTAAAAGGAATAATATCTTTTTCAAGTAAAAGACTCATCAGACCTTCTTCAACACGTGCTTGTAAGAAATCAATATTGATGATGATGTCTAAATACTCACCTTCTTTATCAATATTCTTACCACCTGTCATAGTACCAAAGTAAATAAAGTTTGCACCTAATGTTGTAGTGTAAACATTAACATTAACATCTTCAGCAGCGTCAATTTGAGTTTGAGTAATACTAGATGGTTGAATCTCTTGTGAAGCACCTTGAGCAATACCTGCTAAAGTTTTATAAGACCAATTAGTTGATCCAACATCTTTAGGAAGTTGTTGACCCATCCAAGACCAATCAGGATAAACATCAGCATTATCATGATAAACAAGGGAAGTTCGTTTATAATTTTTAGCTTTAAGTTTAGCTGCCAATGAAGCACTTGAACCAAGAACTAAAGTATTTGGATCATTTGTAACTGTAATCATAATATTGCGATTAGATTCTAAAGCGTCAGCAAGATCTTCCGTGAATTGATCATCACGTAATGAATTAACTAATCCTAAAGCATACCATGAGCTGTTTGCATTTTTAATAGCCGTCAACATATCAGCAGCTGTTTCAGCAGCTTGACCTTGTGATAACAATGATTGACCTACATTAGAAGGTGTTGTTAATGTTTCACCATTAAGGTACTTGGAACCTGTTAAAACTGTTCCAGAAATATCTGTTCCACTTGGTGTTGCAACAGTTTGAAGTAACGTTATAGTTGAAGTCACACCTGTTGTATCACTTGTAAACACAAAACGATTGACAACATATTTAACAGTTGCACCTGCTGTACCTGCTGAAATAACACTTGCTACATCATCAAGACTTGTAATTGCTGAAAAATCTAAACCAGTTACATCAACTAATGTACCATCAATTGTTACACCAAATTCACCATCTGTAACAAGTTTCCATACTTCAATATCTGTTTCAGCAAATTCACCCGCTTCTAAAACAGCAGACGAATCAGAAATGACATAACGACCGATGAGTAATTCTTCAGGTTGTTTTTCATTAAATGGATCTTGTGAAAAATAAGCGTCAGCAGCTTTCCATTCTTCAGTTGTTTTATCAAATAATGTTTCAACACCTGCTAAAGTTGTAAATCTTTTTACTCGCTGTGCTGTTGTAATCGCTGGGTTTTTACTGATTAAAATCGGTATTCCGAACGAAGCTGCACTAACACTTGGCGTATCTTTTTTTATCTCAACGTCAACAAAACGTTTGATAGCTCTTTTTTCTGCCATTGTAAACTCCTATTTTGATTTGATAATTATATCATGTTTCACTGTACATTGATTGTATCACCAGAAATTTCATTAGTAACTTCAATTTTCTTAATCTCACTAATGTCTGGATCATTATCAATATCGGGTACATAATGGAATAAAAAATCACATTGTGATCGATCTTCCCACGACTTTCCAATTTGCTCTGGAACATAATTAATTTGGTTTGGCTCAATTATTCCAATATCTAAACCATTGAAATAATCTTGCGTCAATATCTTAGATAAAGAACTTCTAAGTTTTATCATTTGTTCATTCGTATTATCTCTATAAATATTAATAGAGATTGTAACTTTTCTAACACCTTTATAATCGGCTTGAATTTCTCCACCACCTAAACGTGTTTCAATTCTAACATCTTCTAAAAGTTTTTCAATTGCTAAAATGTTCATAACAACATATTGATCTTTAGGTCTGGGACCTTTACCATGACTATAAATCACAGTTAACCCTAAAGTATTCTCAATCCATACTCTTATATTGCTTCTTAGATCATCATACGTCATGTTGTAATCCTTATTGCAATTGCTTTAACATAATTACCTATCTTACGAGTAAACACATCATACACACGATAGCGTGATCCGTTATAATCAAATGTATCTGCATTACTTTCACCAGCTTCAGAAACTGTTTTAATTGTTGATATTGTATGAATCTTTACTGCTTCAGTTGTACGAGTACCTTCAGGTAAAAGAATTAAATCATCAGGATTAGCATTTTGGATAACTGCAAATATAGGAACTATTGTATCAGCACCATCAACCCATTCACCATTGATATAAGATCCACCAACTGCTTTTCTTATAATGTCTAAAGGTTCTTGCCATCTTAGTAAAGCGCCACTTACATCATTAATCATGAGTTTACCTTAAATGAGATAGATTGACGAAGTTGACCTGTGTCAATAAGGGGTCTTGAACTTCCTTTATCTTCAATAGTTTTTTCGCTGTTAGGTTTCCAATCATTACTTGTAAATTTTTGCTGAATTAAACCAGCTGTGAAAGCTCCTAAAATCCCTAAACCTTTTGTATTAGTTGATTTACCATCTAACACAAGTTTATATTGAGCTCTAGCAACCTTCTTAATAGCCTTAGATTCACCGTTAATAGTTGATCTTATAAAACTACGTTCAGGTGTTTTAACTGTACCAAATTCATGGTAAAAACCTATTTCAGCAACAGTTAAATCACTATCTTTATGTTGACCCTCTCCTGTAAGAATACCAACGTCAACACTACCTTCATTAGATAATCGTTTAAATAGTTTTTTAATACCATTACCATTGGTAGAATTTACTGTGACTTTCATACTGAAAAAGCCATAACCCCTAATGATCTGATAAGGGAATAAAATCTTTGTCCGTACGATGTAGAATTATAAAATGCCATTGAAGCGCTATCCATTGTAGGATTATTGAAACTTATAGAAGTTCCATCAACAGCTTGAGAAGCAACATTACCAACAGATCCACCGCCTGAACCATTTGAAGATTGTTCTGATAATGATAAATAATGAGCTGTTAAATAACATACAGCTAAAGAGTAAATTGATCCCCAGGTAGTTTCATTTAGAACTAATGTTGAATCATCTATGAAGATTTGGATACGTGTATCGTCAATGGTACTGAATTCTGGAAAACGTGCTTTGAATTCTGTTGGTCCACAATTTAATGCCATTTTAATATCCTTATTAAGTGATAACCAGGGAAAACCCTAGTTACCTTCTTTTGCTTCAAAAATAGCAATTTCAAGTTTCTTAACACTTAAATCTTGAGCACCTTCGATACCAAGTTCAATTGCTTCAGCAACAAGTAAGTCTTTCTTAGAAGCTGTATCTTTTTTACCAGATTTAACTTCCTTGATAATACCTTCTTCAAGATAGTGATCAAAGATCTTATCTTTACCATTTAGTTTATCAAGTCTTTTGTCGTCAGTAACAACACCTGGAAGAACGTCTACACGTCCTTCTTTTGTTTGGAAACAAATTAATCTAGCTGATTTGTTAATAATTTTCATTTTCGTCCTTTTTAATTTTGATTAGATACCATCTGCATAAGCAGCTGATAATGGGTAACGGAATTCAACACCTGATAGTTTATAAACTGCAGGAACTTCCCAACCTAATGTCTTACGAACAGGTTGCTCAATACGGAATGGCATAGGGATATGGAAAACAACTTTATCGATGTTTTTAGTATATACCATCATACGATCCGTAGCAGCTGCACCAGCTCCAACTAATTCTGGAAGTGGAACAATATCCGCAACTGAATTAATGTAAATACTGTTTTGAACAAGATACATAAGGATTGTTGTATCACTATTATCTGAACGTGGAGTATTCGCAATATATGAATACTGTGCAGTTGGTAATAATAATGTATCAGGTTTTTCAACTTGCTTAGTTGTTTCAAAAACTTGACCAAATAAACTGTTAACATCAGCTAAGATCTGTGCAGGTGTTTTGTTTGCCCAATCAGTACCTGAACCAGGGTTAACAACAGTTGAAGCAGGAACATTTGAATTGTTTAGTAAACCTTCAAGACCTTTAACAGTATCACCTGTAAAACATACAGATTGAGCATGCTCTTCAAATCCACGCATTGTAAGATTTGCTTTAGTTTGTGGTAAAGGACGGTTAAGCATTGCAGCTTGACGAAGTTCTTCATCAGAATATTTATAACCAACAGCACCTAGTTCAACAGGAACAATAGTTTGCTTAGTAGAAATATCTGAAAGTGGAACATCAATAGCATTTGATCCAATGAATTTACCCATTGTAGCACCATCAATTGAATAGTAAGTTACTGATGTAGCACCTTCGCCTGCTTCGTTTGATACAGGAACAATATCTTGATAAACAATATCACGATATTCAGTCTCATATACTTTAGCTTCAACATGTGTTAGAGTTGATTCTACGAACCCTAACCCAGCGTCTGCGTCATTTGTAATTTTAATACCTTCTGGTAATGCAGAAATTTTAGCCATTTAAGACTCCTTATTTAAGTTTAACTCGACCGATTTGGCCAGCAGCAGTAGTAGTATCCCAAACAGCGTTAGGAACAACATCAGTTTCAGAAGCAACAGGAGTAGAAAGTAATCCACCTAATTGACCAGCTCCAGCAACATAACGAAATGATACAGGATCACCTTGAGTACAACCATCTTCACAAATAGCGTAAACAACACCCTCATCAATAATGTTTGCAGATTCATCGATCTGATATTTACGATCACCTGCAGTATCAGCAGTTCCTGCAATTGTACGAGCAGTAAGACCTAAGAAACTTCCACCTGTAGCAGTAGCTAAAATACATTCAGTATCAGTAGTTCCACGAACAACAGCAAGACCGAAATCAATTTCAGTACCTTCAACAGTTCTAGAAATAACATTTGTTAATTGAAGATCAGCAAATTGACCAACAAAACCTTCTTTGTGTTTAAAATCATAAGCAGTTTGTACAGCCATAATTATAGTCCTTTCTTTTTCATATAAGTGTTACGTGCGTCAGTAGCAATCGTATCGTTGTCAGTAGCTTTCTCAAGCTTCGCTTTTTTCATATCATCAGCTAATTTTTGAACTGAAGCGTCAGCAGCAACTTGATCTTCTTGAACCATGTCAAAACGTGCTTCAATATAAGCTTCTGATTTACCATCAACTGAGATATTAAAATGTTTTTCTACAACAGCAGTTTTAATAGCCATTGGACAAGTTGATTGTGGCATTGAATCGTTACCAATTACACTTGTAGCAAACGCAACAAGGTTAGCTCTTTCTGCTACCATCTTGTTCAAATTAGATTCACTCATTTTAGAATCATTTGCTTTAGTAAGTTTACCTTCTAAAGTATCCACTTTTGCTTGTAAAGCGTCGTTAGATTTTGTAGACTCTTCACCATCTTTTTTAATTTGATCCATCTCATCAGTTGAAGATTTTCGTTCAGCCATTATAGCCGCTCCAACCTCATCAGAAACATCAAATTCTTTACCGTTAATCTTAATTTTCACAGTAGCTCCTTGTTGTTTTGTTTTTACATCGACAATTATATCATGTTTTTCATCATTTTGGATACTACATGTTTCACCACAACGACCTTTAGAAACTACACTAAGATGATTTGCAATCATATCGATATATTTAAACTGATAAGATTGACCTTTATATTCACCATCTTCCGCAACTAATTTAAAAGCATAACCTAATGAAACTTCTACTTTTCCATTTTGAACTTTCTCAATAAGTCCTTGATCTGTTATAACCATATCGCCATTTAGAACTACTTCATTATCTTTAGAAGCTTCAACTACATTAGATACTTGTCCACGCTGTAAAAATTTAACGTTCTCTAAATCAACCCATCTTTCATCAGGATGTTCGTCGGTAACAACTAAATTTTTATAAGTATCTTTTTTAACAACTTCATCAGGTGGGCGTAATACATTAAAGAATTTACCACTATCTGTTCCAGTTAATCCTAACTCACGTCCAACATATTCTTGAATACCTGAACGACATAGGGTTACGTTTACATGTAAGAATCCTGTGTGAGGATCTATTTTATTAGATAGCAAGTTTACATTATCATTAGCAATAAGTTTCTTTGGCATGTTAATCCTTTTTATTTATAGTATTATAACATATTTTATATTTGAACAATCTTTAATAAAACTTTAAACATTAGTATTGTATAATATATTATATAAAGAGACATAAAGGATTTAAAATGAAAAAATTAACTTTAGATAATGGATGTTCGATCGAATTAATAATAACTGATAAAAGAGTTAGTTATATTGGATATGACTCTAACTATAATCGTTTTTGTTCTGGAGGTTTTTCAGGATATAACTTAAAAAAAATGTGAAGAAGCTGCTATAGAAAAAGCAACACATCAATTGAAAAAAGCTTAAACATTTATAATTGGAACAGCTACACAACGGCAATTAATTGGTCTACCTGGAGATGTTTTAACACCATCAACAGTAGGTAGATCATCCCAATCAAAAACTTTACCATCTAATTTAGCATGAGATGATCGAACTCTTTCATCTTCAGAAGTTTCCCATCTAAATTGAGTAATTCCTAAGTTCTCTTGTCTCTTCTTATTAATAGAAGCGTTGAGGTTAGAAGTTTCATTACGCGCAATAAGCTTTATACGATTTTGAAGTTTACCATTAACTGATGATATGTCTTTAATACCACCAATCTCACGTGCTATACTTTCCCAACGTAATCCATTAGCTGTACCATTCATAACAGTTGTTTCTATAGATTTAAAATACTCATCGGGAATACTTTTAATTAATGAAACATTCTTTATAGTTTGGGCTTCTAAAAAATCGTTTAAACCTTCATCAACTAAAATAGAAGTAAGATCTACCCCAACAGATTTTTTAATTAAACTGTTAAAGTTTTTCTCATTCTTTGTTGATACGCTTTTAACCATTTTTTCAGCAATAGTTTTACCAAATATATCAGTTAAGTTTTGATACTTCAAAGTTAATCTTCTAATCGCTTGAGATATTTGATCAGCATATCCATCAGTAGCATACGATTTTTCTAAAGATTTTAATAACGGAATTAGCTCATCTTTAATATCTTTTCTCATAGCTTTAGATAGTTTATTAAGTTCTTTGAAGTACTGTACAGCTTCTATTTTTGGGATTGGTTTTATAGATATTTCTTTAACACCTTTTTTACCGTTCTGTTTAGCTATTTCAGCAATATCTACTTTCATCTAAACTTCCATATCCTGGAATGTATCGATCTCATCTTCTTCGATAGTACCACCAAATAGATCATCTGTTTCATTTATATCATCATCAATAGAAGAATAAACATCATCTGAAGATAATTGCTTCTGAACAGTTTGAACTGTTATAACACCTCTATCAAGATAAACAGCGTCACGATCAGCATTAGTACGACTTATATTTGCTTCTTGTTCTTGACTCATTTGCCAAAGTGGTGCGAATTCAAAATCAACATTTCCAGGTTTACCAGTTTTAGCGGCTGAAATAACATTAAGAAGTCTTTGTAATGGATCTCTAACTTCATTCTCTTGACGACCGGAAAGATCATCATAATAATTTGTTAATGAGCTTTGTCCAGTATCTCCTAAACCTGCTTCTTGTTTACCTAATAATTTAGATGGTGGTATTCTAGAAGCTCCTGAAACTTTCAATAAAAATTTATCATCAAGTTCAGCAAGTCCTGAAAATGTGTTAGACTTTTTCTCATAAGTATCTTTTGAATCTAATGCAATACCGTTGATATAACTCTTAAGCTGATGAGCAACTGTAAGTCTTTTAGTAACAGCAGCTTCGCCATCTGGACCCATTGCAACCATCTCATTAAGACCCTCAATACCATAAACATCAATATTAGATTCTTTAGTCATCCCAGCAATCTCTAAAGATAAACCTTGACTGTTTGCTATAGGTTGCCAAGTCTTCTCATAAATTGAATAACCCCAATAACCATTTCTTTCAAACTCATCTATAGAAGTAATCTCACCATCAAAACGAAGTACTCTAGAATGATGTATTTGCTGTCCGTTTCTTGATACAAGGTAATGATCAGGTAAACCGAAATTCGGAGATAATAGGTTAGTATCTATTGGTCCTGATGTTATTCTCCAACGATCTAAGACGATAAGATTCTTTATACCATTGTTACGTATAGCAGCAGGTACAAGTTCTTCAGACATATCTCTACCATCATCAACCATCATTATAATAATAGCTCCACCGTAAGCTGAAGCCCATTTTAAAGCTTGGTTAAATTTACTCTGAACTTTAAGACGATCCATCTCTTTTTCAAGAACTTCTTCCTCTTTAGATTCATCTAGAATATCAATCCAGTTACGAGTCATATCATTTACAGGAACATTAACAACAGCTGAAGCTAACCAATTTTGAGAATATAATGATGATACAAATTCAAGATTCTGACTTAGTAATGTACCTCTTTTAAAGTTCATATATGTTTGAGCGTCTTTAGATCCACCTAAACCAGTTAATAAATTCTCAAAACCATCATTAGATTTATTGAATTTTTTCTTATTCTTCTTAGCCATTATGTAGTCCTTTCAAAATGATATGGATCTTCTAAACTTTTAAAATCCCCACCCCAACGATTTTTAGGACTTAAACTTTTCCAGTAAGTACCTAATTTTTCCCAATGTTCATTTTTAGACCATTGAATTTCACCATCAACAAATAGGTTAATATCACCAGCTAATTTGTCTTGATGTTGAGATCTTTTAACTTGTGTTTTACCTTCAGCTAAATAAATCTCTTGTATTTGATCAGGTCTTAAAAGTTCACCAGATGTTAATTTATATCCTAAACGTTCAGCATATAGAATTAAACTAGCAAAGTCTTTTAAGAATTCCCATTGTTTGTTTGACATGCTCATTACCTTCTCCTTTCTAAACAATCATCACAAATACCACTTGTTGTTGGTATATTACAATCAGAACAAACTATCATTTAGGATCCTTTTTATCTAATTTATATCTTTCAATTATTTCAACAATTGTATCACGATTTGATTCATAATATTTACCATTGGATATTTCATCGTTTAAAGTTCTTTGAGTATCTGTAAGTTCTAAAAATAAATAACCAAGTATTCCTAACACACCAACACCAAATACATAAGCAATAATCTTCATCCATTTAAGGCTTTCATTATTAGTTGCAGCATAAACTTTTATATTTGTTGATAATGAATGAATAGCTTCAGTTTGTTCTTCACGTTGATCTTCTTCAGTTCTCATGTGTTCTTCAAACCGCTTGTTAGAATCATCTAAACGTTTGTGCATGGATTTAGTCATTGAGATAAGTTCTTTCTTCTCACCTTCAAATTTAGCTATCTGTACAGCCGTGTCACGACTCTCATGTTCAAATTCATCTTTCAATTTTCGCACCTCATCCAATACCTTATCGCATCCTGCACATATTTCCATCACTTGTTGTACTCCATTATTGTTTTTCTAAGTTTTATATTACACTCTAAAACTTTTACTATTACTTCAATCTGTGATGAATTTACATCAGCATTCTCACATATAACTTTAGGAACTTTACCTTTGACAGGAACTAAAACTTCTTTAGTCTTAATTATAATTTCAGGCTTACAGTTGTTAGTACAACTCGTTAAGATCAATAGTGCGAATGCTATCAAGCACAGATGAAACATCTTTACATGTATTCGAGTCAAGTGGAACCTCCTTTATAATATCTCTATAAATTATCTTATATTTAATTTCAGCCGGTTTAACTTTCCATGCTTCAAGATTAATAAGTATTTGATTGTAATCATCATTTAAGATCTGATATTTTTTGTTTTGATTGTTTAATGAAGTGTTAAGCTCTTGAATATTTACTTGTTTCACAATAGATGTTGTTTGACACGTTGTGATCTCTAATTGTTTATTTTTGATGAGGTGATCGAAGTATAAATATTCAAAACCTAAAGACATGATTAACACTCCTATGATCCATAAACTATTCATCTGTACTCTTTGGTGTACTTAAATAATTGGCAATACCAAGTGAACTTAAATAACCAATAGTACCTGAAAATATTGGCCAGAAAGATATGACCTCAAAACTAGCTAAATGAAAACCAAAAGCAATAGTTGTAAATAACAATACATAAATAAAAGATATCCAAAATGTTATTTGTCTAGCTTTTGATTTAGTTGTTGCTTTCATTTTTTCTCCTAAATTTTATTATTTTATATCTTAACTCATTACTTATATTTAGTAATAATATATCAACCAAGATATGCATTATCTACAAGAATGAAATCAAAGCCTGCTGCTATATCTTGGTTGTTTGTTTCAGCAGTTCCTATCATTTGTAAGTCACTCTTTTCAGGCATTACAGAAAAAGGTATTGTTCTTTGAACTGTGTTCTGATAAAGACCTAATTGTTCAGTATTTTTAAATGTACCGTTAAATTCTCTAAATGATCCAAGAACTGTTGCGTCTTTATTTTTACCAACTGAAGCTGAAAGATTAGCAATAAAAGCAGTATGATCTGCTGGTACTGTATAAACTGCCTGGTTAGATATTTGATTTTGTGAAGCTGCAAATGCAACAGTATTGATTAATGTAGGTACTCCACCAACTGGTGATGTTTCTGTGCCTATACTAACATCGCCTATTGTTACTTTGGAAGGTTGTGACACATTCATAAGACTGTTACATCTTAAGTATTGACCGTCAGGAATAAGAACTCCTGTTTGACCATTAAGTTGTATAATATGCGTTGATTCGTTGTAGTTAACATCAAGTAAGATTACTTCAAATTGTTGACCAACATCAGAAGCGTCAGATGAACTTAAATAAAAGTTTGTTGGTGTTTCTCTAAAAGAATATTGCCCACCTTTAGACCAAACTGTTTCATAAACACCTGCAACATCAATATCAGGATTAAACCCAAACTTATGAACTATGGAAAAGCCAGGTACTAAACCCATCTTAATTTTTAATAAGAAATTTGTATCGTCAGGAATTGGTGAAAACATAATAAAATCCTTTGTTTGAGCAATTATATCATGTTTTAAGACATCATTGCTTCTACTCCACCGGATTTAACATTAAAAAATGCCATTATCGCAGCGTCTGCAATATTCGGAGATTTAACTTTACGTTTCTTAAGATCATCTTTTGACTCAACTTTAATCTTTCCAGACTTATCAAAATCACGTTTAGGTGTACTTAATTCTGTAATGAGTTGTGTTAAATGTTTTAAATCAGAACTTATAGAGATCACGTCAGAATCCTTAATATCATCGCCCTTGGTTACGGCATTATAAGTCTTTTTACAACGCTCTGCTATGTCCCACCATGCTTGTGCTTTAAGGTTACTAAAGTAATCACGATTTTTTATTCCAGTATCTTTATATGTTCTATCAGGATTCTCAACAACTGCACCGGCATTAAACTTCTTATAGATGAGGTTATGAACAGATCCACCTGTAGCTATATTAAAATCTCTAAAATTACTTCCAGCAGAAGCACCAACACCTATTGAATCATAAACAATTTTTGATCTATCTTTTAAAGCAAAGTTAAATACTCTTTTAGCACTTCTATTAAGTTCATCTTCAGCCGCTTTCCATTCTTCTATATGTTCTAATAATTGTCCATGACGTTTCACCAGAGCATTTTTATCTTCTCCATCATCTGCTACATCAAATCCAACTACTTTTTGTCCTGATGGTGTTATATTTAACTTCAGATGAGCGTCAACACAAGCTTCTAACCAACTACGCTTTATAATTGATTCTTCATTATCTTGTCTTGGAATACCTAAATAAATATGTTCGTATTCTTCTTGATCTGCTTCTTTCATACGTTCAATTTTACGCACCATTGTATCTGAAAGAAATGGATTTTGATCGTAGTTTATTTGAGTAACTAAAACACCATTATCAAGATCATGTTTAAATGTCTCAATGAAATCTTCTTGCATTCTAGGATTATAGATGATCCAACATTCTGCGCCTTCTTTACGAAGAGTAGGCTCTATAATTGACCATTGTTCTTGAGTAAGACCTTCACCTTCTTCAATCCAACATATATCAGCACCTTCAAAACCTTTAATCTCTGTAATGTTTCTATTGATACCATAAAAGAAAAACTCACTACCTGTAAGGTTATGTCGTATTGTTGATTTAGTAAATGTAAATTGATCAGTAAGTTTTGCTTCTTCAATCTTTAATTTAAGTACAGCGTAAACAGACTCTTGAATTTTATTTTGAAATTGTCTAACACATAAGAATTTGACACGATATTTTGTAGACAAGTAAACAGCCATTCCTGCAACTTCATGTGTTTTACCAGAAGCACGACCACCTTTAATGATCTTTAAATCTGCTTTAGTAGACCAGACCCACTTTAGATTAGGATTAAGTTTCATCATACATCGCATTAAAATTAAGTTGTACTGCATTAGTATCTTTCTTTTGAGCATTATCTTTCTCAAATAATCCTAAATGCTTCATAATAGCTTCAATTGCTTGTTGTTTGTTATGTGTAGTAAATACTGCGCCATCTCTAACTTCACGATAAGATTTAAGTGCCATTCTCTGTTCATCTGTTAATGACTTAAGAGGTTTAACATCTCCTTTATCATCGTACATAGACAATGGATCGAACGTTGCTATAGCATATAGTGTACGAAGTATTGGATCTTTAGGAATATCAAAGTCAACAGGAACAGGAAAAGATTGTATAAACTCTCTAAACTTCTTCTTGTTTATGTCAATAGTATATCCAAGCTGCAACTTTGTTTCAGTTAAGTTTCTATTTTTAACATATAGTTTACAGAATTTCTTCTCTTTTTTTGTTAGACTTTTAGACATATCTTTTTAATATCCTTCTTAAGTTCTTTCAAAATAAATATAGCATTTGCTTTAGCTATTTTATCACGATTCATCTGGATCTGTATATTGTTCAAATACATATCTAATTTCCTCTGGAATAAGATTAAACATTTCTTCAGCAACGTCACGTATATGAAAATGAGCAGCTTTAGCCCGTCTAAGTTCTAAGAAGTTCATTAAAGATCTTGCATTGAATTGTGCAGTCCAACGATACTGATATACTTGTGGTAACATAAGCGAAGTTACTTCGTTTGATTTACCTATCCAAACTTGATGTTCAATTAACTGTTTCCAATTGTCTAAAAGTTCATCAATTTCAACATCACCAGTCTTTTCAAAAACAATCTCACCTTTGTTAAGTGTATATCTTGAAGACTTACAAGCATAAGAAGCTAAACGATGTCGCGTCATTTCTAACAATACTTTTGTACTTGCTTCGATCTCAAATATAAAATTAGTAAACTCTAATACTGAAGAATGTTTATGTTTTAATGCTACCTTCTGAATACGTTTCTTACGTTTTTCAGGATCAGCATAACAACCTTTTGAATAACATTCACCAATTGCTAAATCAGTAAAATCTAATGTAGGTTTGTTTAACAGAGTTACATTCATTATTTATCCTTTATAACAGTTACATAAAACCAATAAGATTGTAAAATCAAATTACCTAATGAAGCAATAGCACCGATAACCAGTATTGAGTAAACAACAATCATATTTCTATCTCTGCTTTACCGTTTCTACCAAGATCAAAAGATGTTTTAGCAACTATTTGTAATATTCTGATCCATCTTGGTTTTTGTTTCTCTGGAATATTACGATCACTAACAGCTCTTTCAATAACTAAAAATAAGCTTCTTAAGTCTTCTACTTGTACTTTCATTGTTCGTCCTTAATTTTTAATTTGTCTAACAATATCATCTGCAAGAAAGAACATATTGCCGTTACAATCATCAGACACACCAACTTTCATAAGTAATTCAACATCATCAAAATAAAGAGTATGATCTGTAAATTTCTTATAAATACTCATCAATACTTTACGATTTTCAAAGTTAACAAATAAAATCCATAAAGCTAACATCTCTAATTGAATTTCTTTTTCTGAAAGACCTTTAAGAACCTTCTTAATCTTAGAAGCTAATTGTTTCTTTAACCAAACAGATAATGTAATCATTAACGGCGCTGGAATGTCAGCTATAGTCTCATCTATGGTATCTAGAAGCTTTTGTAATCTTCTATCAATACGTTTATTTGTCTTATAGTTTTTGTTGTCTCTAGGACGTTCTATAGTACCTTCACGATCTTCATCTTGCATATCTAAAGCTATATGAATTAACGATCTAGCAAAGTAAATGACTAATAAGTCTCGTTTTGCTCCTGAGCTAAAATTATGCATTATCTTTTTTAGCCCATTCAGGTAAATCGAAACCTAACTTACCAAGTGTTGTTGTCATAGTGTTTCTAGAGCAACCATACTTTGCAACAAGACGTGTTACTGTTGCACCTTTCTTACGTAATTCTATAATCTCTTCTCCGTGATCTATTACGAGATCTGCAGATGTAATATGTTTTTTAGACATAACTTAATTCCTTATGAATATTTTGATATTTGTATTATAATCAATGTTTGTTTAAAGAATTATTAATTAAGATACTCGATTAAATCTTCAATTGAAAATAAAGTAGCATTTCCTAAAAGTCTAAATATTTCAATTATTTCTTCTTCTGTTTTAGAACAAATCTTTTTAACAATATCTTGTGTAACGTGAGGGAAGTAATATCCAAGGTTTAATTCAATTATGTTTTCTGTATAAATCATTTAAGACTCCTTATTTGTTATAACTATATTATATTCAAAGTTTGTTTAAATGTAAATTAAGAATCCTTATTTAAATTTTGTCAGCATGTTTGTATGCATATATTTTTAAAATGGTGTAAGGTTAAAGTACTCACTTCTAAAAAACACAATACCCCGTATAATAAAGTTGAAAGGCAATGCAAACAATGCATGCAAACATGTTTTTAATCAAAGATCATTTAAAGATTGAATGTAGAAGCTTCTACAATTATAGAAGCCTTAATGAGGAAGTTAGAAAAATGTAGGACTTTAAAATAAATAATGTAGAAGCCTCGTTTAGAGACTCCCTAAATCTTCTTTTCTTATTTCGATACCTGTTTTATTTTTAAACGCTTTAATAAAACGCTTCTTTTTAAACTCTTTAAATGATCTACGACCATCTCCTTCAATCTCTCCAGGTTTTATAGGATCACAAAGTTCGTTTATCTTTCTGCTTAATGCTGCAGCTGTTCCAATATATTTATCTTTACTGTATTCTTTATAGCTATCAAATAATTCACCAGCTTTTATCTCAACATCAAAAAATTCTTTACTTGAAAAACTATTAGCACCTAGTAGATCATTTCTCATAGCACAGTCATAGATCCATTTTTCAATACCATGAAGACCATGTTCTTTTTGTTCAACAAGTGCTTTAGTTTCAGGTGCTTTATACATAGTGTGAGTTATTTCACGTTCCATAAGATAATGTAGCAATGCTTCACGGCCACCATTATTTAGCCATATACGAAACTTGTCCATATAATCGAGATCACCTCGCCTTAGGTCTGATACTTCTAATACTATATATCGTCTTTCATCATTACCTTTAGCAGGCACAACCCAGTCAAGGTTGGTAGACATAAATACTCTTGTGTAATTGCTTCCACTGAAGCTATCCATGTGTTTAGGCTCATATTGCATTTCTTTTTCAGTAATCAGAGTTTTAAGTGCACCTTCAGCAGCATGATCACCACTAAAAAAAGCCTCACCTAAGTTACAGATGATGGAATGTTGCAAATGTATATTGAAATTACCTGTGATAGTTTTCATACTGTTTACAGCAAGATAATGACTTCTATCAAATAATGAAGCGAAGGCTCCGATCCATGTATCTTTACCTACACCTTTAGATCCTTTAAGAACACATGCCATGCCCTCTTTCTTATCAGGATATTGTACGATATGAGCAAGATAGTCTATTAGGAATTCAAACAATTCTGGATCGTTACCTACAATAATGTCTTTGGTAAAATCTAAGAATGGTTGAACGTCTCCTTCAGCTGCTGAACAACTGAAACCTTTCCATAAGTTGTAGTAGCCATTACTCATTACACTTGATGGTTCTTGTTTAGGATCGAAACGTACACCTTTAATCTTTTTACGAAAACCACCTTCAATCCATTCAGTAATAAAATCGTTATCTTTAGTATTGAATTCTTTATAAGTTTCACGCAATTTTAATGGTGTATTATATTGAAGTGATCCATCATCATCTATTTCTATATATAAAGGATTTTTACCTTCTAGAATATAGAATGTATTTTCACTTAATTGTTCCCATGCTTTTTGTTGTTCTGTTGCAATTTCTTCTTCGTTACTAAGACCTTCTTCGGAACAAAGTAAATCCTTTTGTTTACTATAATCGGACTCTTTTATATATTTTCTGATCTTACTTGCGGTTTTATCCATAACGTCAGCGATAACTGCAACAGCTTTATCTTGCATATATCCTTTAAAGTCACGCTTTACTATAGTATAAATGTCTTCCTCTTCTAAATGTTCAACAAGATATGGTAAACTTTCAAGATCAGCATGGAAGTAGTACATTTGTCCACCATGTAAGAAACTGTGCATTGTTGGTCTCTTTGTATAATCTTCTGTTTCAAATATCTTTGCCTTATTTGGACCTTTTTCTGGTTCAAAAGGATCTCTCATATCTTCTTCAATATGTTTGCCTATTAAAACTTTACGAGCTTTAACTTTTTTACCATTGTTAAGAAATATATAGTCTGATCCGTATATTTGATTAGTTCGTTCAATATTTCTACGTTTTACGTCTTTACTATCTTTAGAAGTAGACTTATATTTTTTCTTAAGATTTTCAATAATAGTGTTAACCTTATTTTGAAAGATAACATTAATTTTTGTTTTGTCTATCTGTGATCCTTGTATTGCTTTACCTGCAAAATATAAATCTGGTTTTGTTTCACGCTTAAGTTTTTTATGATTTAATATAGGAGCAGCTTCATATATGATACGGCTAGGATCACCTTTAAGAAGTGATATATCTATGATACCGTTAATATATCCTTTGAATACAGTTTCGTTAATCTTAATTTCACCATACCCATGATTTAAACCATTATTCAGTAATGACTCACCATAACTCTTGATATACATTTCTTTATCAATTCTACAATAAGCATGGATTGATCTCCAACCTTTATGTTCTTTGCCATTTGTTATGCCAGAACTACTTGCGTACGTTAGAAACATTTCAACATGTTTAAGCTGCGAGTCACACTTAATAAGCATATCTCTAAACTGTTCTAACGTAATGTCACCTATATGTTCTAAACCATCATAATCAAAACAAATTAATCCTGACTTATTCTCGAACATATCTTTAGTTCTTGTAATACCAGATCCACGATAATTGTTTCTAGAAAAAATATCACCTTCTTCTGGAGAGTTTATTGGTGTACCTAGAATGATTGCTTGATTTGATTTTAGTTTCTTCTTAATGCTACCTATCTGCTCTAAAGATGATATAGATATAACTTTGTATTTACCTTGATACAGTTGAGAAACTCCATCTTTAGTTAAATCTTTTTCATAGGTTTTACACATTTTGCCTTTACTGTTTGACAATATTGTTAATTGCATATATACGACCGGTTTTTGAATTTAAGTTAAATACGGTTATTATGTTTAGAATGAGGGAATGCCTACCATAACATATCCAATCTTCTAAAAGATAACTTAACTTTGCCTAACACGAATGTTAGACCAAGCTGCTATGGTAGGCAAAGTTAAGTTGTCTAAATGTATTATAATTAAAGTATGATTAAGAAATTATTAAACTTCCAGACCGTCGTCTGGAAAATAAGGAGGAAAATATGAGTTGTGTTGTAGCGGACACAAAGTATTATAACATAATAAATTGTTTATATTTATTCTTTTTGAGATATTTTAATATCTTTTTACGATCTGCTTTTTGATATGGATAAAGATAACTACCCATAATTTTAACCACAATACTTAGATGATCTTTTGAACATTCACCACAATGTTGTTTAATCCACCACTCGACACTTTCAACAACTGGGTATTCATTACCTGATAATTTAGTGAATGAATTCTTAAGATTTTTTCTAAGATCTTTGTATATTTTTTTCATTTCTAATCCTTAATACCATATAATCGTGAACTTTTCTGATAATATAAGAAAAAGATAAAGCATATTCTTTCTGAATAGAGTCTAAGCTTCTTCCTTTTATTATCATTTCATTATATAAAAATTTTGAGGTTTTCATAGTACTACCACTTTTTTGATTGCTCTAGATAATCCAACATATACTAATCTTGCATACATTTCTTTATCTGGACATTTTTTAATATCTTTAATATCAATATAAATTGTTTTGAATTCTTGACCCTGTGACTTATGAACCGTTGAAGCAAAGTTAAATCTCACGTCAAATACTAAATCTTTATGAGCCATATATTTTGACCAGGCTTGGCCACGTTCTTTAACATATTTAGCACCTCTGTTAAATTTACACCATTTAGTCAAATCAACTTTCTTATCAAGATTGTTCTCTGTTACAACAAGATGTTGAAATTTTTCTACATTCTTTCTAAACTTCTTGCTATTCTCATAATGATTCTTATCACTATATATACCATAAACTTCACCATCTATATTAACTGATATTATTTTATACATAGATAAATCAGTATTATACTTTTCTATATTGTCTTGAATACTTTCAACAGTATCTTTATCATATATTAATCTACCTTTCGACAACATCTTAGGAAATATAACTGGACCATCTTTAGTTTCTTCTAATTTACAATCTAAGTTATTTATAATAATTTCTCCTGTAAATTTACCTTGTTTGAAAAGATCATAATTAATCTCAGCAACTTTCTCATTTGTATATGCTAAAGCTCTTTCAGTTAATGGATCAAAACCTTCTAATGTTCCTTTAGGTAGATCTACTTTAGGAGGATTACCTTTACAACCACCTTTAATATATTTAACGAATTTCATAAATGTTTCTACAACTTCAGGAGCTTCTGATCTGTGTTGAGTAGTTAACTCGAAAATATCTGTACTATATTTCTTAGGCTTTATTCTCTTTCCACTTACAGGTGGGAGTTGATAAGGATCACCAAAGATAGTCACGTTACAGTCTTTAGGTATTACCTCAAGTAGTAAGTCAAGTATCTCTTTATTGATCATACTAAACTCATCTATAAATATATCTGTAATATAATCTAAATCAGTATCACCCACCATCTTAAGACTTTGTATTTTTTGACCTTTACGAAAGTTCTGATTAATTGTAGGCACTAATTTTAAAATGCTATGTATAGTATAAGCAATAATACCTTTCTTCATTAATACTTCTACAGCACGATGAGTAGGTGTCATTACTAATGTAGTCTTTGTTGCTCTATTAGCAAGTTCTGTTGATTTGCCGCTTCCAGCAAATCCTGTTACGAATTTAATTTCCATTTGGAGTCCTTATATAATGTATATACGGAATTATAATCAAAGTTTGTTTAAAGATTTATTAAAGCAATTTAATTATAATTTAATAAAACTTTAAACAAAAAGAGTATATAATTTTCTCATGCAAACGATTATTCGTCTGTAAATACAAAAATCCCGAATGGGTAAGGAAAGCCAAATGGCAAAATCAGAATTTAGATCAAAAGAATCAATGGGTTTTATTATTAAATCTCGTATGGATCTCATGAAAACATGGGATAAAAAAGACGCATTAGCATTAATGTTACCTCAACGTGTTGAAAAAGGTATACTATATAATTTCCGTGACGCTGTTATTGGTGGTTGTGATGGTAAAGATGTTGTTTTTCATGAAGATGAAACTATTATTACAGAAACAAATCGTATTACAGATAAGTTCTTAAATACATTTTATGCTCCAATGGAAGCTTACTTTGGTGCTTCTGAAGAAACAGAAGATGATACTGTTGAAGATGATACTGTTGAAGATGATACTGTTGAAGATGATACTGTTGAAGATGAAACTGTTGAAGATGTTGATACAGATTCAACTAAAGAAGAAACTGAGATGGATCTTGTAACAGAGATTGAAATTCTTATTGAAAATGATGAACTTAAAAAAGCTAAAAAAGTTCTTAAAGCAAATAAAGATTCAGATCTTTATAAAAAAGCTAAAAAAATTCTTAAAAAGGCTCAATAATGGGAACTCATATTAAAAAGAACGATTACGTTACAAGTCCTAAAGGTTCATTACTTTATGTAAACATTACGGGACAAGGTAAAGAGAATTATGATGGTGATGGTTATGATTATGTTGCAACAGTTGATGTTCCTAAAAAAGAAGCTAAAGAGTTTATTGCTGAAATTGATGAGTTCTTAGAAGATAACAAACCTTCTAAAAATCACAAAATTCGTTCACTTCCTTATCGTACTCATAAAGATAGTGAAAAAATTCCTAAAGATATGGTTCGCTTTAATTTTAAAACTCAAACTACTTTTGAATCTGGTGATACTCGTAAGATTAACTTATTTAATCATAAAAATGAGCGTGTTTCACTTCCTGAAGGTACTAAAATCGGTAACGGATCTGTTGGTCGTATCTCCGGTAAGATTACAATCTATACTGGTAAAAAAGATTATGGTGCTACGTTATGGTTAAATGGTATTCAGATCCTTAAGTTTGAAGAATACATTGAAGATTCTGGTTTTGACGAAGATGAAGAAGGTGATTTTGACAACTTCGATAACAATCTTGAACCAGGTATTGAAGAAAAACCTAAAAAAGACAAAAAGAAGAAAAAGAAAAAATCTTAATCTTCACTTAGAATCCTCATTGGAGGGTTCTTTAGTGATGATATTGTAGCATTAACCAGGTGAGTTAAAGTCAGCCTCAACAATCAGCTATTTTTTTATTTAATATTGACCACTTTCTGATTCAATTGTGATTTAGATAAAAAGCGTATTATTAAATGAACCACTTTAAAAAGGACGAATAATGGAAAAGACAATATGGTTAGATTTAGAAACTACAGGTTTAAATGTAGATGATAATGGAATTGTTCAAATAGCAATTTTAGTTGAAGAAGATGGTGATATTATAGATAAGTTTGAAAGTAAGATGAATCCAGGTAAAGTTAAATTTAGTCAATATGCTTTAGAAGTGAATAAACTTACTAAAAAGAAAATCGATTCTTTTCCAAGTAAAGATGATGTTCATAAAGAATTATTTGCTTTTCTTAACAAACATTCTATTAAAGGTGAAAAGTTAACAATTGCTGGATATAACATCAAATTTGATATTAAATTCTTTTCTAAATTCATTGACTTTAAAAGATTCTTTCATTATTACGATTGTGATGTTTTTGCATTTTTAAAAATAGCAAGACAACAAGGTTTATATGATGGTGGAATGAAATTGGTTGAAGCATGTGAACATTTCAAAATTAAACATAATGCTCATGAAGCAATGTCAGATATTAAAGCAACTCGTAAACTATATAAAAAGTTGTTAAAATGAATATCTTTGATATAGAAATCTTTCCAAATTATGCTTTATTTGCATTTATGAATGAGAAAGGTAAAGTTAAAACATTTGAGACATTCGATAGTTTTAAACCGAAACAAGTTAAAAAGATTAGAAAGATCTTAGCGGGCTTAGTAGTAGGGTTTAACTCAATTAATTATGATATGCCTATTATAGAATATGCATTATCTGGTGCAACTGTTGAAAATATGTATAAAGCCTCTCAAGCAATCATTAAAGATAATGTTAAGCCTTACATGTTATATCGTATGATGAAGATTAAACGTAACTTGGATTATGATCATATAGACTTAATGGAACAAGCTCCTGGCGTTCGTGTTGGTCTTAAACTGTATGGAACAAGACTTGGATCAGAAAAATTATGGGAATATGAACTTGATTTTGATAAACCTATTAAGAAGAAAGAAGTTGAAAATCTAAAGCGTTATTGTATAAACGACCTTATGGTTACTAGAGATTTATATGAAGCTACTAAAGATCGTATACAGTTACGTGAGAAAATGTCTAAACAATATGGCCTTGATCTTCGATCTAAATCAGACGCTCAAATAGCTGAAGCTGTAATTGTATCAGAACTTGGCGGTAAAGTTGATAATGCTCCTAGCCAGAAGCCATTCAAATATGATCCACCTAAATATGTTAAGTTTGAAACTAAGCAGCTTAAAGATTTATTTAAAATGATTAAGAAGACTACTTTTGTTCTTGATGGTAAAGGATCTCCACAAAAGCCTGAAACTTTTAAACCTATTACGATTGGTAACACTACTTATGAAATTGGTATTGGTGGTCTTCACTCTCAAGAGAAAAATCTTGTTGCTGAATCTGATGATGAATATGTTATGCGTAATGCAGATTATGCTTCTTATTATCCGTATATCATTTTAAATAATAAGTTATATCCAGAACATCTTGGTAAGAAGTTCTTAAAGATTTATAGAAACATTGTTGAGACTCGTATCGCTGCTAAAAAAAATGGTGACAAACTTACAGCAGACTCTTTAAAGATTACAATTAATGGTAGTTTTGGTAAATATGGATCAAAATATTCTAAACTGTATTCACCTAAGCTATTGCTACAGACAACAATGACTGGGCAGCTTACACTTCTTATGCTTATTGAAAAGTTTGAGTCTAATGGTATCTCTGTTGTCTCTGCTAATACAGATGGAATTGAGTATTATTGTCGTAGAAAAGATGTAGATATGGCTGAAGAAATTATTGCTGATTTAGATAAAGCAACAGGTTATACAATGGAGCATGGAGAATATCAAGGTTTATATGCAAGAGATGTTTCTAACTATGTTGCAAAATATGATGGTTATGTTAAATCTAAAGGTGTATTTGGTGAGCATTCTCTTCAAAAGAATACACAAACACCTATATGTTTTGAAGCTGTTAGAGAGTTCATTAATAAAGGCACACCATTAGAAAAAACAATTAAAAAATGTAAAGATATTAAGCAATTTATGTCTGCTAGAAAAGTAACAGGCGGTGGTAAATGGAAAGGTGAATACTTAGGAAAAGTTGTAAGATGGTATTATTCAACTGAAGGTGAAAATATTTGGTATGTTTCTAGAAATGCTAAAGTTCCATTAACAGATACAGCAAAACCTATGATGGACCTTACTAAGAAGATCCCTAAAGATTTAGATTATAACTGGTATATACAATATGCTAAACGTATGCTTGGAGATTGTAATAATAATTATGCATTATCTGATGAAGAAGTATTTGCTGAAGCTATAGAAAAGGCTGGATCAATTGAAGATCTTTATATTAAAGAATTAGGATATAAGAAAGTTATGCCTAAACTATCAACAGCTTCTATAAACAAAATGAAAAAATATTTATATGGTTAATAAAACTTTAAACAAACTTTGATTATAATTATCTTATCTAAACGCCATGGAGGCAAATTATGTGTAAGATATTAACTAAAAATAATCCTGGAACGGTTGTAACCGTTGGTTATGATTTAAGTCATATTGCTGAAACTACATTACAAAGCACAATTGATGAAGCAATGAAAAGAGCAAATTGGTCGTGGAATGACTTAATGATTGGTTTTAATGAAATTGGATATGACGTCACAGCTAATGAAAAAGAAAGAATAATGAAAAGATTATTTACTAAAAAACTTAAATATTTACTTATTCAAGAAAATAAACCTTTGTTTGAAGGAATGTAAAATGAGTGAACTTTTAAGCAAATTATGTAAAGCTGAAATGTTGAGAATGAAAGAAATTAATGATCTTGAGTATATGTCTGATAAACTAGATACTTGGTTAGATAACGGTTTAATTAATGATAATGAATTTTTCAAACTTCAAGAGGAATTAGGAATATGAAAACTCCATACGTTCTTAAAGAACAAGGTTGTAAGCCTATTCAATTCTTAGATCACAAAGTTGCATTTAAAACATTCTGTAAAGTTATCCAGGCTGGTAGAAAAGCTATATTAGTAAGAACAAAAAGGACTATTTATGAGTAAAACATTATATATTGACGCTGACAGTTTACTTTACCTAACTATATTTTCAAGATCTAACAATGGAACTGATTTTGATGAGCAAGAAGGTGAAGATTTTGGTGTAGTTAAACCAGATATGAAATCATTAAAGGCGCAGTTTAAAGCATTAGTATGGGACGTTGTATCATCATGCGAGGTTGAAAGTACTATAGGAGAAATGACTAAATTTAAAGATCATATCTTAGTATTTACAGGATCAACTAATTTTCGTTATGATATTTTCCCTGAATATAAAAATAAGCGTAAAGATGATAAGCCTGATGAATTTTATAAACTTAAAAAATGGGCTGTTAAAAAGTTCGGTATAATTTCTGATATTGCTGAAGCTGATGATATTGTTTCTTATTATGCAAGAAAAGGACATCCAATAACTAGTGCTGATAAAGATGTTTTAAAAGGTACACCTGGTTATCATTACGATACTTATCATAAATGTTTTGTACGAACATCTAAAAAAGAAGCATTAGAATTTACATGTTTACAAGCATTAGGTGGAGATAGTGGAGATGGTATACCAGGTCTTCCAGGTATAGGAATTAAGCTAGATTTTGTTAATCATAAATTTGTTATTAAAGCGCCTAGAGCGTTAAAACTGTTAGGTGATGATAAAACTTTAGAGAAAGTTGTTCAAATTTATATAGATAAAGGTTTTGACAAAGATCATGCGATTACAATGATTCGCCTTGTTCACATGGGGCAAATTAAAAAGATTACGCGTAAAGGTAAAATCAAATTGGAGTTATACAATGAAGCCTAAGTTAATATTTAATCCAGAATCAATAGAAGAATTTCATCCTATAGTAGGTGGAAATCCTGATGGTATTGCTGACTTTTCAAATCCATCAAGAGTTATATACAAAACTATATGGGATGGAATGTTAGATCGAACATGGTTTCCATCACAAATAGATCTATCAAGTGACATGAAAGCTGTTCAACAGTTAACACTTGCTGAATTAAGAGCTTATAAATTTGCTTTTGGTAAACTAATATTTAACGATTCTGTTATTACTAATCGCATAATGGATAACCTCAACTCTTATATTACAGATCCTATTGCTAATGCTGTTTTAGCTAGACAAGGTTTTGAAGAAGCTTTGCATAGTTCATCTTATGCTTATATAGGCGATGATGTTCTTAAGAAAGCTGGTTTAGATAGTAAAGAGATTTATACTCTCTTTAAAACAGATCCTAAACTATTGGCTTTAGCAAAATCCATTAATGCTGACTATTCAATGTTTGATAAAGATGAAGAACCTACCTTTAGTGAACTATCATTAGCTGCTATTGCTAATCTCTCTTTAGAAGGTATAAGTTTTCCTGGTGGTTTTGCCACTATATGGTCTTTAGGTTCAAAGATGGCTGGATCTGCTTCAATGATCACAGAAATTAGTAAAGACGAGCTTGGTTCACATTTACCTTTATATGTAAATATTTATAATCATATAAAACAAGATACTGGAGTTAATGAAGATATAAAAGCTCAAGAAATATTAATAGCTTCTACTGAAAGAGAGATAGACTATCTTAAATATTCAACTGAAGGTGTTATGGGTTTTAATGATTTAGCTATTGAGAATTTAATGCAATGGATAGCTAATGATAGATTTAGAGAATTAGGCTTTAAACAAGAATATCCTGTTGCTAATAAGAATGATGGATTAATTAAGATCTTTAAATCTTTTAGTAAACTTAATGAAACTAAAGCTAACTTCTTTGAAGCTACTGTTAAAAATTACTCTAAACAAAAATTAGATATGGACTTTTAATAAATCTTTAAACAAAGTTTGATTATAATTATCTTATCTAAATACAAAGGAATCCAAATGGAAGTTAAAGATATATTAGAAGAAAGACAAGAAACTCATGGTGAGTTTTCAGAAGGTGCTAAGTTTACACAAGTTTATAAACAGTCAATCCGTCAAACAGAAGGATGGCTTCAATTAAGTTACTCAAAAAAAGAGTCAATAGATATGGTTATACATAAACTTGCTCGAATTTGTGTAGGTGATTTTAAATGGTTAGATAGTTGGTATGATGTTATTGGATATTCTCAATTAATTATTAATCAAGAGAAAGAAAATAATAAAGAAGTTATTCCTGCTGTTATACCTTTTTTTATTGAATCATCTATTATACCTTTAATTTATAAAACGATTATTGAATCTATTATAACTGAACTATTTACTGCTGTAATTAACCCATCATCAATTAAGCCGTGGCAAAATGTTATTGAATTTGCTCAATTTATTATTGATGATCTTGAAAGTAAAGGAGAGAAACGTGTTCAACGTTAAAGATATTAGAAATCAATTAATTGATATGTTAAAAAATGAAGATTTTATTATTGATAAAAGTGGTGTAAAAATGATTGAACTTATTGGATCATCTTTTATTGCTGATGAAGCTGCTATCTTTGGAACACCAAATAATGATTACATTAAACGAGAGATTGCTTGGTATAATTCTCAATCGTTAAACGTTTTTGATCTTAAAGATACACCTACTATTTGGAAACAAATATCTGACAAAGATGGTTTTATTAATTCAAATTATGGTTGGATGATATTTTCACCTGACAATGGAAATCAATATGAAAATGTTGTTAATGAGTTAAGTAAAAATCCATCTTCTAGACGCGCTGAAATGATTTATACAAGACCTTCAATGCATACA